GTATTAGCCTTGCCGATACCTTTGACATACTTGCCTTTCATATTAATTCCTCCAGTGATGAGTACTTGATTATGTCATTTAACGGACTGTCTTTACTGTGACTTATTACCTCAATATCTGACCGTTCTTTTTTAAGTTGTTTTAATCCTGTTTCAAAATATGAAAAATACTTCTTTAATTTTGCTTCAAAAGCACCATCCACAGAATACATATCATGGTAATGTGTTTTTTTATTTACCGTTAAATCTATTCCTAACAAATGAATTTTCGTATACCCTAAAATAACAGCCAACTGCACAGCACAATATCCGGAATTCGCACCTGTACGAAAATCATCAAATGTATAACCAAAACCTGTTTGTTGTCTTGCTTTAATAACCATATCAAAAGATGACAAATCATATTTCATTCGAAACCGTGTATCTATTATACAGCACTTAATAGAATGTTCGATTAAATATGAATATGATAAATCAGCCACAAAAATCTTAGGATATTTACCGGTTAAGAAACGCTCTTTGAAACCACGCAACTTTTTTAGAAATGTATAATCGACAGTAATAAAATAGTTTGGGTTTGGCACATCAAATATTGCAATATTATTAACGATGGTATCTTTACTTTTTAATAACTCAAATGAATATCCACGTAATGAAGGACCACCGCCTACAATAAAAACTTCCTTTCCACTATTCATTTTATTAGCCCTAAAATTTTATATTGTTTTTGTTATGGTGCTATAGTTCTTAGCTCACAATCTGCGAGTGTTATTGCAAATCCAACAGTTGCTACTCTATCCGTTTCCAAATCCCATACAGCTATTACCTGTCTATCTCCTGCTACTCCTCCTGATTCTTCTGAATCATCGGTCAATACAGCATACCTTGCACCATTACCTGAATCTGGTATCGCTCCGCCTGATGCCATCCAAACAAGGTCTTTAATTTGAACAAGTGCTCTATCGTTTACATCGTCTTCAGTAAACACATCAAAGTCAGTATCACCCGGTGTTAGTTCATAGCCACCTTCTGTATAACCATTGCCGTCAGCAATTTCTGTTAATTCATCAAGTGTATTTGTATCCACCGTTGGAACATCATCAACAGTCACCAACGCCACATAAAAACTATCTGGCAAAGGTTCCGCACCAAAAACCCAATCCAACAATAAAAATTTACCTCTGTTTGTCCAAATCATATTTTATTCCTTAACCAAAATTCCTGAATAAAAAATCAACATTATACGCAGTCCAGTACGCCAAACCAAGATAGGTCGATTCAAACCAAAAATTCGCTTTACCATCTGCATAAATACCACTTGTAGAACTATATATCCAACGATCCCCCGGTCGGTAAACTTCTCCCGGTGGCGATGCAGCGGTTTGGTTTTTTTGACGTAAAAGTATACAATATTTTAGACCTTCTTGTACTTCGTATCCCGCTCCTACAGCATCTCTCCAATCTACATCTCTCCAAGTATTAACATCTGATGGGGAAGTTTGCACTATTTCTTTAACCATAAGTTCTGCACCTGTCGGACGGTCACTTCCATCGGCTGCTTGAAGAACAACTTCCATAGGCATGTCTGTGTACTCATCACCAAAACAATTATGTAAATATAATTGTGAAGCTCTGAGTACATATGTTTCTAAAGCTGTAAAACTTTGACATGGTTGAACTTCAAGGTCACGATAGCCCAATTCAAGAACCTTATGACACAGTATGTAACCAAGATTATCTGCTGTATCAGGATCATAATCATACTCTTCATCAGGACAACATTCTTTAACAGAAAAACCGTACAATGTTGGTGGAGCAATCGCCACAGTAACCGTTGGATCAACACCACTCATAGCAACTTCCGCAATTAAGAAATTATCATCATATATAGGATCAGGAATAGTACCATCCCAATCAGTGGGTGGTGGAGCAGCATATAGAGAATCCTTCATTCCAAATATATCTTCCATACACTCAAACGTCACTATGCCATCAGTCAAAGTTCCGTAATGTGGTGTCACCACACGAACAATCATAGAGACTATACCTAACGGTGCATAGGATAATTTGAATACACCACCCGGTTTCAGGTGTGACATGGTACGTTTACACTTAATAGTCATTACAGCAGCGAAGGATGAAAGTTGTTGTTGATCACGTGCTGCCAATTTACCTGCCAATTCATTATTAATAACACCAGTATAATCTACATCATTTGGAATCAATGTTTCATTTTGAGAAAGGGTAAGTGACATATCATGGCTTGGTATTACAACCGGAAGATTATTATACATATCCCAATATCTTACATAAGTTACATCAGGAATTTTATGAAGTACCCCACGTGTAAAATCTTCAATGCCTACAATATCAGTTTCATTAAATTCTTCAAGATCACCTGCAACATAATCATCACGAATTAATTTAATCTCAATTAATCCTGTTGTATGGTCTTCATATATTACGCCATTTATATAACGTAATATGTCTATCACATGAGCTTCAAGTGATTGCTCACCTTCCAATTTAATACATATTCCAAAGCCTTCATCATAAAGAGCATCAGCGGCTGCTTCTAAATTTGTATTATTAAGCAGTGCTGTTGACATTGCAAGACCCCATTCAGTATTGGTGTAAATTTCTCGTAACCAATGAATAGGATTTATTTCATAAGTCCGTATCGCTGCTTTTTCTGAATACCATTGATCTTCCCCGCTTGTTAAATGTAATGTCCTCTTAACCATATACTTCCATAAATACAAAGTTGATGAAAGACCAATATAAGGTCGACGTAAAACCGCTGTCGTTAATCCTCTATTAGCAGAAATTTGACTGCCTAATTTTGAAGCAAGATAACTGTTTACTGTTTGGGTGGCTAAACCATATTGAAAATTAATACTTCCCTTTATACCACCTCTACCGGTTATTTGGGCGTTATGTTCTTTTATTCCGCCATATAAATCCATCAAATTTATCCAGGCACTTGATGCACCATCAGCATTTAGGGATTTGACATTTGTATGGCTTGGCCACACAATCAAGTCACCAACCTTAATCTGTATAACACCATCATTAAAGCCCTGCGTTAAAATATGAAGAGCACCATAATAATATTTGTTTATATAGACATATTGACCATCTGTATCAGACAATCTAATGCCAATACTTGAAGTACGAATGTCCCCAAACCATCCTATAATTGGAGCTTCTATCCAGCAAGTGCCAGCTACAATAGGAAATTTGGTTCCTTCTTTTATTTCTGGAACATCAAAAGTATCAGGATCATACCTAACATCCTTGGGGTCTTTCTTCATTAAATATCGGACGCCATAGGAAATGGCCATCACAATTATTGTCCAAATTAACCAAGTAACTGGGTCAAAAGCCAAAATTGGAAAAGTATTTATCATAATTATCTCAATATATCAAATCACCCTTGTACGGATTCTTTACAGGTAAATGTTCCTGTCCACCATAATTAATTTTATTATCATATTTGCCTCGACAAATATCGGGGGTGTGATCGCAACCCGGCCAAGCATCAAACGAAGAACCTCCACTTCCAGCGGTTACTTCAGAACCAAACTTTCGATTAATTGTAATTGTATCGCCAACCTGAGAAGTAATCATCCTACGGGCTGAACCTACTTGTATTATGCCTCCACCACTAAAAGAAAAGAGCGTCATCGCATTGTCGGCTTCAATCATTTCAATTTCATTAATGAAAAGTGGCCATCCTGTCCATGAGTAACTTGGCATCCAATAATCATATACCCATATTCTATAATAGGTATAGGTATTAGCATTGTCAAGAATCACATCAATCCATTCCGTCTTATTTACAATTTCGTCAACAGCAGTATCATTACCACCCTCACCGACATATTCCTCACAATTACCAAACCACTCTGTTACAGGAATAGTTGTCCAATCAACTCCATTATTACTACCAGCTATCCTAAAATGCTTCATACAACCTGTGCCGGGGTATTCAAGATAAGCCCCTGTCGTGCTCCATACATACTTAAACGTATGTCCGGGTCTTATTCTTATCTTCGTAATTTTTTGTGCTGATGTCCATTTACAGTAAATCCAATTATCTTCTTGTTCGGCATAAGAAGTCGGAGATGTATACCAATCAGTACTTGCACTACCATCAAATGCTTTATATGCAATTGATGAATTATCATTTGCTACGTATGTACATCCTGTTAATTTAGTCAAGTCACCATAAACATCAGGAGCCACCGCATCTTCAACACCAAATTCTGAGGCTGTAATAGTTAAACCATCATCCGATATGGACTCTATTGTACCTGTAATTTTATATGTGTCCTTATCAACACCACAACGGCTACCATACAATACATAAGGACAAAGTCTCATACACCTACGACGCCCACCAATAAAAGGTAAATCAGAACTTCTTGGTTCAAAAATACATTTTGGTATGCCATCACCATCAGTTTTTACACTGGTTAAAAAGCCTTTGAAATGTGTTACATAAAAAGCACCATGTCCTCGATAAATTGTTAAAGTCACTTCCTCTTCAGGCGGACCAGCAATACATAATATTCCAAGAGCATGATTTCTCGGAAGTTCTACCTCAATACTGTCTTTTGGTATTTCACCTGTCTGTTCTATTTCAGTTCGTTTGCATGGTCCTTTCGCGTATGTATTTGTAGCATAGACATAGCTCTTATCATTACTGGTTAATCGCCAATGAGTATCGCCCATAGCAATATGGTACAACTCCACTGGTTGTCCGCTTGCGACTGATGCTTCTGATGATGCATATGTCATTCCACTACCGCCATAAATATTTGGTTAATTTTGTTTCTATCCGTTTCAGTCCAATCTATATTTATCACGTCTGATACTTGCCGACATAAATCAAGAAAACTAATTATGCAATCACCAGACTCCACTTCCAAACCTAATGCAGAGTCAATAGTCACTACATCATAACCTGCTGTATTTTCTGATATATCCTCAATCTTTCGTGGCAGTATTGTGCCATCAGTAAAGATAAATGCTAAATGAGTTCGTAAATCATTAAGACCCATATTGTCAGCAAGTTCTATATTTTCCACTTGTATTTCAGTATCAGTAGCTCCAATAGTTTCAATTTGAATTAAATCTTCCCTGTAGGTAGGCATCCAACACGTGCCTCGTCTACCTAATAATGAATGTAAAAGCAGTCTAAAGTTCCAACACTTTGCACGGGTACCATTATAAAAAGTCCAGTTCTGTCCTATCAAATTAAATTCACTATCACTAAAATAATCAAAGTCCCCTGTATTATAATCTTGTAGCATTGAATCACTGTCAGATGAATATTCTTTATTTTGCATACCGATAACAGAACCAGTGATTATAATAGGTAAATCTTCCGCCGGGGAAGCATCATCAGCATATTCTTGGTCTGCTACATATCCCGATAAAAGAATATTGTCTTTCACAGCAAATGTAACTTGAGCAATAGAAAAAGGAACTTCATCATTTTTTCTTCTTGTTATTCCTACAACATTTGCTGTTCTGCAAGGCATGATAAATTTATTGCCAGTATATGTAGAAACAACTGCTGCACTTAAAGTTATTGAACCAGCATTAACTGTATCAATCGAAACCTTTTCACATTCTGTTAAAGAACTCCATATAATTGCATAACTATCATCACGAAAATCTGCGGTTGTGGTATCAACTGTTATGACCATATCACCAGCTGTTATTGTTGCTGTATGTAATATCTTTTCTACCCAGATAGGCAAATCCCAAGTTGATTTTTGATTGCCAAACATAACAGCTTCAAATCTACTTTGTTGTTTTTCATTCATTAAGGGAATTGAATAAGTGAATGATTGTCTGGGCATTGAACGCAGTGCAATTCTTTGTTCCGAACCGATACCATCAGTTGGTGTTATTATATTAGTAAGACATTCCAATGATTCTCTAATTTTTATTCTTGGTGGATATGCAAAGATTGCCATAATCTTAACCTAATACCCTTTTATTACGAAGAGCTTTTTGAACGATTATTTTTTCACCTGCTGCTGACCGCATTGTTTCAAGTTGTGCTTCCCTTTCATTTCGTACTTCAATAATTTTTATTTGTGGATTAAAATTAATATTTGGTTGCTGGGATTTAATTCCTAATTTTCCATCTGAACCTCTTGTTAATGGCATGACTGCTTCCGGGCCTGCTTCACCCATTAAAGCCATTGGTGTCATTGTTGGTTGTCCTATAATTGCACCGTTTGCCATAGGAACTACTTTACCAAAACTAAAAACGTTACCTAAAGCACTTCCCGATTGATAATTCCAACTTTGAGTGTCAACTGTCGAAGTATTAACCGGGCTACTCCCCGGAAACATTCCCATCCCTGCCTCTAATGCCTTTACCAACATCATCTTTATTATCATACGATTCAAGTCTTGAAGAACACTAACAGCCAATGCCTTAAAATCTGCTTTGCCAGTTTCAGCTAAAGTAGCTATCGCATCAGCCGTGCTGTCGAAAGCATTAACAGCAATGTTCCCCATATTCTCCCACAGATTGGTTGCATCTTTCATCCATTGATCTAATTGAACTGTAAAGGCAGAAAAGTCACGGCGTTTGTCTGCTATTTTTTGTAACCACCCTTCATATATAGCCATCATTTCATTTAATTGCATTTGGCCTTCTGCGGTTTTCAATATATCCTCACCAATTAATATTTTAAGTTCAGATTCATATTGAGCCAACTGTATTG